ATTAAATCTAACTTCTCTTCTATAGCGCTTGTGCTAACGTTTAGCATGGTACTCTCCTTTAAGGTTCTTCATTAACTCTTTTTAGGAGAGTATCTTTTTTTTTAAAATACTTCTAGCACAGATCTTTCAAGTATTTGAGGAAGTCCTGTATATTATATAAAAATTAATGCCATAACCAGGAGTATGCATGGATAATATAAGAGAAAACAAAGAATTAACACTTACGAACCTAGAAGATGTAACTAAAGATAATTACAAAGACCTTCTTCCTATTATTAGCGATAATGTTAGAAAGCTAGTTAATCTTAAGAATATGAATATGTCTAATTTAGCTTTAGCTATGTGTATGGACAGAAGAACAATAAAGAAGATGGCTGTTGGCGATATAGATAAAATAAGATTCCATACCGCCAAAAAGATTAATGATTGTTTTAATAACCTTTATAAGATTATAGAAACTAATTAAAAGAAGTTTTCACTAGGTGTGAACTCTTTTTTAACATAACCTCTAGAAGAATTATTCTCTGTAACGTAGCCATCTGTGTCTTCATCGGTGTATAGACACAGCTTAGAAGCTAGGGCATATCTTTTAAAGTATGTATAACCAGTACCATATACTTGGAAGCTGATCTTACTCTTAAAATCTTCTTCCCTGTAGGGTATCAAGGTAAAAGACTCTGAACATTCACCACTTGCTGCATGTGTGAGTCTTGTACAAACTAGATGCTGGCCCTGCTCGTTAGAAGTTATATCTTGCTCTACGCATATTCCATTTTTATGGAGTATTGGAAGAACTAACTTAAATATTTCTCCAAGGTTAGAATACTTAAAACCCCTAGCGCCACTTTTACTTTTAGGCATATCTGGAAACTCTGACTGAGACTTTAAGAATGCTTTATAGAACTCTATTTTGGGTTCTTGTGTATATTTTCCACTCATAATTAACTCTTAGAATTTTCACCTTTAGGGAGCATTACAAGTGACTCAACGACAACTATGTGCCTGTGTCTAGACTCACCATCTTTAGACTCCCATGATTCTAATTTTAGCCTGCCCTCTATGAGTACAGCACTGCCCTTTACTAAGTAAGCTTCTACTACTTTATTTATACCACCCCAACATTGACATCCAACGAAGCAGGTATCATCTTTTTCTTTATAACTTCTGTTGCTGGCTAGTACTAACTTACAAAGTCTGGTCTCGCCAATATCAGAACACTCAGGATCTTTTACTAAATTGCCCTGCATAATAACTTTGTTCATATTGTTCGACATAAGAACTCCTATAATACTTTATTAACAAGATCTTCTACGCTAGAATACATTACTATTTCTTTGAATTGTTTCTTAAGATTTAACTTCCAAAAACTAGAGTCTTCAGTACGATACGCTGATAGATCTAGGTCTTTAAGCTCTGGAATATTTTTATACTGAATTGTTCCTATACGATTGATTTCCTTGAATTCATAACCCCCACCAGATGAGTCCTTAAACTCAGATAATTCTTGTAATCTCTTGCTCTGCTCGTCTTTAATACTTTTAAGAAAGTCTATCTTGTCCGTAGTATCTTTTAATTGGGCAGCAGCATTTATCCATATTTGTTTTCTTTTTATCATATCAGTTTCCTTTAAAATATAAGTTATTTAATCTACATCTAACTAACTAAGATTTGTGAGCTATTTTTTTAGCAAGTTCTTCCAGATCTTCTCTTCTGTATTGTCTATAATTGTTTATAGGATTTCTAAACGCTTTAAACTTTCCAAGCCTATCCCAGCGTTGTAATGTCATAATGCTAACTTTAAGATAATCAGCTGCTTCTTTCACTTTAAACATATCTTCCATTATGTCTTCATATTCATAGTCTAAAAAAGACTCTTCTTCGTATGACATTTCTACCCTCTCTGTATATAGTAACTATATACAACTATATTAAACTATATACAAAGAATGTCAAGCATATATTAGAATATATTTATGGTATATTTGTCGCATGAAGATAGTATTGCCTGGTAATCCTGTTCCTAAGCATAGGCCACGGTTCCTGAAGGATGGGAGAGCTTATAACGATCAAAGAAAATATATGAATGATTTGTCTTTCATTATTAAATCACAGTATAATGAACCTATATTAATAGGACCGTTAAGTATTGATATAACCTTTTTTATGAAAATATCTAACTCTTTATCCAGACTGAAACAATCTAGACTAAATGGCCAATATCATTACCTACGTCCCGACCTTATAGCATTATGCTCAAGTAGAAAACTTTGGTCTGATAATCCAAGGACTGAATTCGAAGTAAGTTCGTTAAAATAAGAGGTGAGAATATGGCAGAGAGTAACTATAGAGCGAAGGGCCGTCAGCATATCATATCAAATAAGAAATCCCCTACGATAGCTACGCCAAGATATAAACAAACTTTTGATATTGCCTATCCGGAAGATCCTAAAAAACCTATATCTCAAAAAAAATTAACCTATATAGCAGATGTAATGGTTGAGTGGGTAAAGTCTTCTAATGAACTCTATTGTTTTAATACTTTTCTTTATTATCAGAATATGACTTTATCTACTTTTATTAGATGGATTCCTAAGTCAAAAACACTAGAAGACGCATACAACTTTACAATGCAGGTCTTAGGAACTAACAGAGAGCTTGCAGCGCTTGCTAAGAATGCAGAAGGACTTGCTTTTAAAACAATGCAATATACGTATGATAAGCAATGGAAAGAGGCTGAAGAACGACAGGTTAAACTTAAGATAGCTAATGATAAGGAAGGGCTATCTAAGGATGACTTTGTTTCTATAATAGGACGTATATTAAGAGATCCTAACGAGAAGCATACAGATGAATGATCTAACCAAGAACGTTGAGACCAGGATAGCTATGAAGAAGTTTACTTTTAGGGATTATCAAATACCTATAGTTAACGCTGTAGAGAGAGATAACTTTAAGAAGATATTCATTTGCCTTGGGCGAAGGGCAGGAAAAGATTTAACCTGCTTGCAAATTGCGCTTAGACAATGCCTTAAAAAAGCATGTACCGTATTCTATATTTTCCCTACATTTTCAAATGCAAGAAAGGCTATCTGGGATGCTATTGATAATTCTGGTATAAAAATACTGGACTATCTTCCTGATGCTATATGTAAGAAGAACTCCTCAGAGATGAAGGTCACTTTTATTAATGGAAGCGTGATTCAGTTTTTAGGTAGCTCTGAGTACGATAGACTACGTGGCACTAACCCTTATATGGTAATTTTTAGCGAATATGCTTATCAAAACCCTATGGCATATACAACCATTCGTCCCGTATTAGCAAGTAACGACGGTGTAGCAATATTTATAAGCACCCCATTTTCGAAAAATCATTTCTACGATCTTTATCAGGTTGCTAGTAATTCACCAGCTTGGTTTTGTTATAGAAAGAACGTAGACGAGACTATGCACTTGTCTCAGGAGAAGTTAGAGGAAGAGCGTGCTTCGATGAGCCATGATATGTTTATGCAGGAGTATTACGTATCGTTTGACCAAGGAGTGCGTGGCAGTGTCTTTGCTACGGTAATGAATCAAATCAATAATAATAATCAGATTACAAATGTTCCATGGGAGCCCTCATTCCAAGTACATACAAGTTGGGATCTTGGATATGCTGACAAGACAGTCATTATCTTTTTTCAGATTTGTGGTCAGAGTATTCATATAATAGATTACTACGAGAACAACCAGCATGGCTTAGAGCATTATATTAAGTTTCTTGATACTAAGCCGTATAAGTATGGCAAACATATAGCTCCACATGATATGGAGAACCATTCCTTTTCTACTGGAGTATCTAGGCGTGACATGGCTTCTAGGTTGGGTGTTAGTTTTATAATCTCACCTAAGCTGCATGTATCAGATGGAGTGGAGGCTGCAAAGGTAGCACTTGCTAAATGCTATATTGATGAAGATAAGTGCTCTTGTTTAGTAAAGAATCTTAACCTATATAGATATGTATGGGATGAGAAGAGGCAGGACTATACGAACAAGTTTTGCCATATGGATTCCCACGCAGCCGACGCTTTTAGGTACTTAGCAGTATCTTATAAAAAGGCTGTAACAGGAACATCCCCAGAAGAACTAAATTCTAGATATAATAGGGCGATGTATGGTACTGATAGAGGTAATTTCAACCCGTTAGGATAGTAAATAATCTGTATTAGATATATTCTGATAAAATCTATACTGAAACATATAATAGGAGTGTTGTAATGAAGCTATTTCCTACAGATTCTGTAGATTTGTACTCACAAAAAGGACATGAAATAAAAGAAAAGATGACTGAGTTCTATCATATATATAATGATAAGAATCAGGCCTTCTGGTACGAAGCCGACTTGGACAATAGATTCTATTCAGGTGACCAATCTGTTTGGGATGAGGTATACAGCGGTAAAGCCAAGAACCGTCGTAACGTCTTCAATTTCAATAGGATCCGTCGCGTTGTGGAGATGGTGTCTGGAAAGCAAAGGCAGTCAAGAAAATCTACAATCTGTGTTCCAGTAGAAAATGGGGACCAGCAGACAGCGGATCAATATTCCAAGATTTTTTCACATATTAGCCGGAAAGAGTATGTTCTTGAGACTATATCACAGGCTTTTAATGATTCGTTAACTACAGGCCTCAGTCTTCTACATTTGTGGAACGATTATAGACAAGATCCAGTTTCAGGTTCCTTGAAGGTTGACGTACTCTCTTACAATAGTTTTTTAATAGATCCGTTCTTCAGAAAAGCAGACTTATCGGATTGTAACTGTTTATGGAAGAGATCCTTTGTTAGTCCTATGCAGGCAAGAGCTCTATTACCAGACAAGAAAAAGTTTATAGAAGATGTATCACATATAAGGCCACAGAACATTTTTACTTTTATGCCTGAAAATAGTCATTTAGATAAGAAGAACTTGTTATCATATGATGAATATTATTATCTAGACTCACGCTTTCAGAAGCTTATGATCGATACACAGACTGGTGAAACTATGGAATGGCAAGGTAAGTCAGATGAAGGCTTAGCTGAGTTTCTTAGGATGTATCCTTCTGTGACAGTTGAAGAGATAGAGATTCCTACAGTAAAGATGGCTATATTACTTCAAGGCTCAGTAGCTTATGACGGCCTCAACCCACTAGGCATAGACAAGTATCCTTTTGTACCTGTCATGGCATATTTTAATCCTAACATCTCAACATACTCATTAAAGATGCAATCTATGGTCCGTGGCTTGAGAGATCCTCAATACCTATTTAACAGACGTAAGAATATTGAGCTCGATATCCAAGAGTCACAAATAAATTCAGGTTGGAAATATAAAGAGGATGCCTTAGTTAATCCTGACGATGTTTTCCTTTCTGGTCAGGGTAAAGGATTAGCCTTAAAGGCAGAGTCTCAGATGACTGACGCTGAGCAAATTATGGCCCCATTAATTCCACCTAGCATGTTCCAGTTATCGGAGCAGATGGCTAAGGAGATCCAAGAGATATCTGGTGTTAACGAGGAGTTATTGGGTAGTGCTTCTGACGATAAGGCAGGCATTCTGTCTATGCTGAGACAGGGTGCAGGACTTACAACATTACAGACACTCTTTGATCAGCTTGATATGTCCCAAAAGATGCTTGGAACTATAATGTTATCAGCAATACAGGCTAACTACACACCTGGAAAAGTTAAGAGGATTATAGAAGAAGAACCAGCCCCTCAATTCTACAATAAGGCTTTTGGTAGATATGACGCTGCTGTAGAGGAAGGGTTTAATACAACCACACAACGAGCCATGCAATTTTCCCAATTAATCCAGCTCAAGGAGATCGGCATGCCTATTCCTGATGAAGCTATTATAGAAGCTGCGACATTACAAAATAAGAATAAGCTCCTAGAACAGATGGATAAGATAAAACAGCAACAGGCTGAAGCACAACAGAAGGCTGAGCAGACACAACAACAGCTCCAGTTATCTCAAGCTGAACTAGCTAAGGCTAAAGTTCAATCAGATCTTTCCCTCGCTAAGGAAAGAGATTCAAGAGTTTATAGTAACATTGGCTTGATGGACGAACGTAGACAGGAAGCAGAAAAAGATAAGACGCAAGCTATGCTTAACTTGGCTAAGACTCTTCAAGAGATGGATGACGTTGATCTTTCTCAACTTACCAAGCTTTTACAGTTATCTCAGGTAGTTGATGCTAAGACCAGCCAAGACAATAATGCTGAACAATTGGGTAGTGCTATTGTTACAGGTCAGACTAAGGATAAAATACCATCTGACACCACTAATTCAGGAATGTCGGGTAATTCACTTGGCGCAAACTTATAAAGGAGTAGCTATGAAGATGTTTTTGAGTCCAGCTGCCGTGAAACCCAAGGGAAAACCAAGAGATGTTTTTGATAGCGTTATGGGTATTAATACTGATAAGAAGAAGCCTAAAAAAGATAAGAAAAAGGATAAGCCTTGGAAAAATAAAAAGAAATAAGAGGGCATAGTGAAAAAGAAGATTGAAGCTCCTAGTGAGTATAACGATATAGGCAAGCAGTGTCTTAAGGCATCTGAGAAGATTAATAATGACACTGTTGAGGTTAGAGAGCTTTCTAAAGAGATGAATAAGGGGTATATGGATACCCTTAAGGATACGGCTATAGATGGTAAGAAGAAGTATACTGATACTTTTTATGTTGTTGTACTTACTAAAAGAGAAAGACTTATAAGTAAGGTTTTACGTAATTTTTTCTATGCTAGGCAGTCATGCCCAACTCCAAGTTATGAACAGGCTGTATATAAGTTTAACTCCAAGGATGAAGTTTTAACCTTTTTATGGATGATTCCATCTAAACAATTATGTAAAGATATGTTTAAACAAAGACATGACTTAAATATGGTAAATGATCCGTTATTACCTTTTGTGATAGATTATGTAACTGGTAGGCTCTATGTTAAAGCTATAGAACTAAATGAAGAGCATTTAAATGATAATCATTTAAAAGAAAATTTTTAGGAGCAACATGTCAGAAGAAATAATACAGGATGCTGTTATAGAAACTGAAGTTCAAAACGAAGAGGTCAAAGCTAATGAATTACAAGAATCAGATAATATAATTCTTAGTGGCGACGATAGTTCACATAAAGGAGAAGATAATTCAGATATTAAAGAAGATAGTAATATTAGTAGAAAAGAAGCTAAACAAATAGAAAAACAGGAAAACATTAAAGCATTACGAGCATCTAGGAATCAGTTCCAACGTGAGCGTGATGAGTACCTTGCAAGAATACAGGTATTAGAAGCTGCTAAGAATAAGCCAGTAGAAAATGATCTTGATGATTTTGAAGATCCTCAAGTAAAAGAAATAAAACAAATCAAGAGTTATATGTCTGAGATGGCTGCTAATAACTCTAGGATGAAGTTACAGACACAGTATCCAGACTTTGGGAAGATTGTTAATGGTGAGAGTATATCTATCCTTAAAAATAGATTTCCAGAGATAGCAGCAACATTAGAACAGTCTAGAGATATCTATACAACTGGAGTATCAGCGTATAACATAATAAAGAAGTTTGGCTTACATATTTCTGAAGACTATGAAATTAAGAAGCAGCGGGTTGAAGATAACATCGCTAAGCCAAGACCTACTAGCGCTGTTAAGAGTCAATCTGATCTAAGTCACGCTTCTGATTATTCTGATCTTAAAGATAAATCGGTAAGAGATGAAATTATAAGAATTGCTACTGAACGAGCAATGGGTTAGAAGTATTTCTCTTCTCTTCTTTTATATTACACGCCTGCGATGCCTACAAAACAGGCGTGTAATTAGTCCTTAAAAGAAACAATTATTTGTTTTTATTAATTAGATTATTGAATACATAACCACTAAGTCTTCCAAGAAAACTAGAGAATATACCAACAAGATAATAAATAAATTCTTCTTTCAATTTGTTACCTTTTTATATATAAAAAATATGATATCTCCACTAACCATACCTAACATAAAAAAGATAACTAAATAAGCTGAATGTAAAGCGGTC